CCGTGAACGTTGTCAGTCCCGTGCCGCCTGCGGCGGTTGGCAGAGTACCCGCAGTCAAGGCTGAGGCCGAGGTTGAATACAGCGCGTTGTTGCCAGCGGTGAAGGTTGTCAGTCCCGTGCCGCCGTTGGCTGTAGCGAGCGTTCCTGCTACCGTGATTGCACCAGACGTAGCCGTTGAAGGAGTCAAGCCCGTAGTACCAAAACTCAGCGTCGTCACACCATCAGCCACGCTTGATGCGACCTTCACGAAGTCCGAGCCGTTCCAAGCAATCAGTGCGCTCTCGCCTGACACCATCGTCACGCCCGTAGTCGGGCCTACGCCCACCACCTTGACGCTTTGGCTGGTTGAGGTGGCGTTGATGACCAGATAGACCTTGCTTGCCGCAGGAACCGTGATCGTCAGCAGACCTGCCGGGTTGCCCGTGCAGTTGATGATCTGGTACTGAGACGAGCCCGTTGAGCCCGAGCCTGCTTGGGTCAGGGATGACGCGGTGGTTTTGCTCAGGGTGACTGCCGTCTGGCTTCCGCTGATGGTCTGAGCACCGGCTACCGCAGCGTCGAGATACTGCGTGATGTAGTCGTTTACCGTGTCGCCCCAGGTGCCCGACAGTTCACCTGTGACCGGCAGGGCAAGGCCCAGAAGGGAGGTATATGAGGTGGGCATCTAAGGCTCCTATGTCGTCGGAATAACCGTCCAGCCGGACGATTGCACGTTGTTGATATTCTGCCAATTGGCGGTCTGAATGTCATCCACAGGTTCCCAGAACCTGCGACCCGTAATTGAGTCTGTTGCCGTTGCAGTTTCTTGGATGGCAGCAAAGAATCTTGCCTGGGCAGAAGTCACATCTGCCCCCGTTGCGGTTTCAGTAACCGCGCTTTGGATGCTGTGGTTTGTACTGACCTGATCCGCGCCGGTAGCAGTCTCAGCCACCGACCCTTGGATGTTTTGATTGGCGCTGATGCTGTCTGCGCCAGAAGCCGTCTCGGCCACATCGCTGTAGAAGGCAAACGCTGCCGATACTTCGTCTGCCCCGGATGCGGTTTCGCTGATCGTCGCATTGGGGTTGAACAACGCAAGAATCTGATCCAGCCCGGACGCTGTTTCTGAAACCTCTCGGTTGTACTCGGCCTGAGCCGCTATGCTGTCTGCGCCAGAAGCGGTTTCCGAAATTGCCCGGGCGTACTCAGCGGCGGCAGAAACCTGATCTGCCCCAGATGCTGTCTCAGCGACCGACGCACCATGCGCCTGCGTAGCGGATATTTGATCTGTACCCTCAGCCCCATCCAAAACGACAGGGCTAAATGCTGCAAGCGCAGCAACGGCGTCCGCACCTGTCGCTGTCTCAGCGACATCGCGGTCATATACCGATTCACCCCAACCGGCCTGACCCCAGGTGCCTGAACCCCATCCGCCTTCTGGCACAACTCATCCTTACGCCGAGAGGCTGAAGGTGTACGTCACATTCAGAATGTCGCCAGAAACCACCGAACGGTCGCCAGGGGCTTGGAAGTCAGCCGCCGAGAACAGCGTGCCGGTCGATCCGCCCTTGGTGTTGTTAGAGGTCAAGAACGCGCCACCCACCGTCGTCGTGCCGTTGATGGTGAACACGGCCTTGCTTGCAGTGTTGGTCACCACAGAAGGATTGGCGTTCGTTGCAGCGGCAAGCGTGGCGGTCGGGCGGTTGGCTTCGCTGTAGTCGGTCACTTCCGTCCAGCCAATGTGCGAAGACATGGTGTCACCAGCAGCGGGGCTGTTGGTAGAACCCGAACCGTACAGGCCCAGATACCACGTGGTGATCTGAGCAGTCGAGGTCAGAGCCGTACCTGCCATGTATTGAAGACCGACGTTGACCACGAGGTTGGGCGTCTCAGCAACCCACTTGAGGTTGCCATCCTTGTCGTAGCACTCAACGGTGTACTTGCCCGTGGCCTTCACGCCCTCGGACGATCCGGTGTTTGCAATCAGCCCACCGCCAACGGTGTCAGTTGCCTTGGCCTTTTCGATGCTCATTTGATGCTCCTATGCAATGCGGATGATCGCGTTGGTGCTGTCCGCAACGGGGAACTGCACCTGAAAAGAAGTGACGGCGGTTTTATCGCCGCCGAAGTCGAGAACGCAAACAGTGGGGTTGCCCCCACCAACTTTATAAATCAGCGCACCACGGCAAGTGAACGATGCCGGATTCCACGTAGCGTTGGCAAACGACAGATACGCCGTCGTGTTGTTGGGGTTGGTCCCCGTCGTGGGTGCCACAGACACCGTGATGACTTCACCACCCGTGGTGTAGCCGCCGCCAGCAGCGACTTCGCTTGCCGTTGTGTACGCAGACGTTGTCGGGCCGATGGTCGCTCCACCCGTGTAAAGCGCCATCTTGAACGTGTCAGTGCTGAAGTTGAACTGGCCAGAGGCCAAGCCCACCTTGAACTGATTGGTCGCGCCTTGCTCGATGGGCATTACTTGACCCCGTTATTCTGCGGCAACGGAGCCACACGAGCCTGACCACTACGGTACGCATCGCTGCGCTCCAGACCATCACCCAGGCGCTTGGCAAGTTGCAGGGCTTCCATGTACTTCTGGTTGTACAGCGCGAGCATGTCCTGCTCACCCTTCATGTAGGTGTAAGCCTCAACAAGCGAGCCGTACAGCAGCACAGAGTCGAAGTTGTCACCCAACCAAGTCTGGCCATTTGCAGTCACCGTGATTGATTCAGGGTAGTAGAAGTAGTGAAGCTCGATCTCGTACGACGCGTCGGGCGTGGGGCCAAGAATGAAGGTCAGTTCATCCTCGTTGTCTGAACGCGGCCCAAACAAAGCGTAGTACCGGGGGATCGCCTTGTCCGTGCTCGGATTTGGGTACGCCTGCCGGATGAAGTTCACGTCTTTATTCAGCAAGTACTCGTACGACCCCGTGGCATCAATTGCCGCCATCGAGTACACCGCCAAGAAGTCTGACGGGCACTGAAGGTACTTGTTGTTTGTTGTGGTGTAGCCGGTGACGTTCTTGCGAAGCGACGGGAACTGAACCGTGTTGTAGATGCGCTGCTCAGCTTGTTGGACGAAAACGGGTATCTGAGCAACGAAATCGCTGCTCGGGTTTTCGGTATACGCCTGGATGGCGTTGCTGAGTTGCGTGTAGTTCACGCCATCGGCCCCCTGGCCATCGTGCCCTTGGTAGCGCAGCCAGTACCACGGATTTTGATACCCGAAGTCTTGGTCGGCTTGTACTCGCCGCTACGCACGTTGGCCACAGACACGTTGGCCTCACGCAGATACTTCTTGTTGTCCTCTTCGCCAACAACGACGTTGGGAACAATCTTGGGAACTTTGTAGGTAGCCATGTCAGACACCTTTCTGCTTGCGGCCAGGGTTCATCTGGTTGGCCACCTTGGCCAGACCACGACCCATCTTCAGCATGTCGCTGTTGGTTTTGCCACCAGCACGCATTTTCTTGACGGCGGGATCAGGGTGTGCACCCTTGCCCTTGGCCATGTGCTGCTTCAGCATTTCTTTAACGCCTGCCATTTTTCGCTCCTATGTCGTCACGACCGTGACTGTACCAATTTGCACCCGTAACACCAAGTTACTTGGCGTCAACCCATCATCAATTCCGCTGGCTCCGCCTACCGGATTCCAGCCCCACTGAAAGTCCCGACTGCCTTCGCTCGGGTAACCCACTGCATCCTTCGTGTTTGCCGTCGTATCCACAACCTGCAAACCGGTGTTGCCAGACTGCACGTAGCTGTTGTCCGGGCGCGGGTTGCGCAAGCCTTGCGGGTCATCAACCGGATACATGCCCAACTGCAACTGCGGTTGGTCGGGATCCCAGCACTGAGGACAGACAAGCAAGTCGTAGTTCTTGGTCTTGATGATCTCCTTGCGGAGCACCTTGAGTTTGAAACGGAAGTTGCAGCGGTCGCACTGAGCAATCGCGTACTTGCCTGACGCGAACCTATTGCCCATTACGTGCCACCACCAATAAACTGTTGACGCGGCACAAACCGCACAGCGGCCTTCTCCCGATCCTCATCAGCGGCCAGCTGCCATGCCTCGTCATACTGTTGCTTGAGCAACACTAGCCGCTCGGCTGCGCCCGGCACTTTCATCGCCAAGTAGTACGCCAGTCCAGCCACAAGGCAGGGCAGGAAGCGGAACGGAATGTCCATCGTCTTCACGCCACCACCTACGTCCTGCATCCTGCGCATACGCCAGTACACAAACTGATACGTGATGCCGGGTTGCGGAGTCGGCCAAACAGTAATGGACTGCTTCTGAGACAGATAGATAGGGGCGCTAGCGGAATGGCTAGCTGCGGTAGTCCCGTCCTGGCCACGGCAGCAGTTCAGCAGATACGCCGGATTGCCGTTCTCCGCAGCCTGATACTCGTTGTAAAAGATCAACTCGGTACCGATACGAACGAACCCCGCATTCGGGATGCCGTTGACAGACGACACTGGGATGGATGTAGCCGTGCTGTTCACCCCAGGAGCGGCTACCGTGATACCCATCAGCGACTCCTGGGCCGTCAGACGCTGGATATACACCTGAATCGGTCGGCCTGTGACCAGCTTGTTGGGGATCGTGGCGTACGTAGAAACACTGATCCGGGTGATGGTCAGGTCGGCCTGATTGTTCGGCACGTTCGGACTTGTGCGGATGACGTGCTCAATCAGATCAACTGTATCATCCGGCAGCGCGTAGGTCGGCTGGCCAGGAGACAGAGTGATAACACCCTGCTCGAACGTCCACATGTTGATGCCACGGTTGGCCCAGTCAGCAAACAGCAGGTTCAGGCTACGCCGCGCCGTGCGCAGGTCATAGCCAGTGCGCAGCTCACCGCCCGCGCGCTCGAAGGCTTCCTCGACGATCTCGTTGAGGTCAAGGTTAAATGCTGACAAGCCAGAAGTGGTCATCTAAATCTCGCGGTCTTCTTGGCGATAGCCTTGGGTTGGGCTACGAACTGCTTGCCGGAGGCTTTGCCTGCTCGTTTTGCTCGGGTTGAGGCGGCGTACTCTTGGGGCGAGAGAGCTTTGATCGCAGCTTCTGGAAGGTATCGCTCACCAGTTTTACTAGACGGTTTACCACTTTTGGTTCTCCATTTCTGAGCGGTCCAGTCCTTCAGCGACTGCTGAGAAGGCTTAGTCACGATACCCGCCGCCCTTGGCTTTGTACTGCTTAGCCAGAAGCTGCGCCTTGCGGGCGCTCCACTGACCTGCCGCCGTGCCCTGAGTGGCTTGACCTTTGATCTTCTCAAAAAGCGACTTGCGCATACCGGGCTTGGTGTAGTTGCCTGCTTCGTTGACCTTGGACTTCACCGCACCGCCTTCGGCGTACTCAGTGAAATCGGTGTCGTCGCGGCGAGCCTTGCGCTTACCGCTGGGCATCTTGCTGGGGTTGATGATCCCCATACCGCGACTTGCCATCATTTCAGTACATCCTTCCGCGAGTCTTGCCGCGCTTGGCGATGCCATCAGCACGAGAGGATGCCGTGACTTTGCCGCCTTTGGCAAAAACGCCCTCACGCTCATCCCGAATGCCGTCGTTGTAGTTGCGGTTGCGCTGGAAGATACGCATAAGCTCGGGGTCCATCTTGCGCGGAGAATCTTCGTCGGCCTTTTTATCTAGGTCGCCACGGGCGATGCGCTTCTTGGACTCTTCGCTAAGTTCAACTTTGTCACGCTTAGCAACAGCACGGTCGATGTCTTTACCTACGGTGGCGTCAACGAGCTTCTTGCCAACGCCAGTACGCTCGTCGATTTCACGTCCGAGATCGTAACCGCCTTGGAGAGCTCCTCCAGTAAGCCCCGCACGGGTAGCCAAACGCCCAGTGGCCCGGCGGCCAGCCTCTCGCACAGACTCTTTAGCGCCGCCTTTCAGGTTGGACGAATCTACGTTCCGACCTTTCTTGACCTTACCAGCATCTTCAGAAGTGCGGCGAACCACGTCTTCGTCAAGATTAGGTACGTAATCCCAGCGGGTAGCCATAGTTACACCATCTTTCCGCGAGTCTTGCCGCGCGTAGCGCAGCCGTCAGCCTTTTTGACGTAGCCGCCTTTGCGCATCGGAGCACTCTCAATATTCCGAGGAGGCTCCTTCATATCACCGCCGAACTTTTTAAGCATCTCGGCGCGAAATACATTGCTGGTGCTGCGAGACTCGGACTTGGGGGTGGACTTTGCGGTGTCCTTCTTTTGGACAACACGCTTGGTCTTTACCTCAGGCACCGGCTCCAGCACCGCTGTGCGCACAGCTTCCTCAGCGGGCGGCAGTTTGCCGCCATCGTTGTAGCGGCTTTTCATTTCAGCACTTACCGCCGCGCTTCATGCCCAGGGGCTTGGCAGCACCCATCTTGACCATCGTGCCCTTGGTCTTGCCCTTTTTGGCCAGACCGTCGCGGCTAGGAGCAGCGGTAGGAACTGCGCCCATCTTGGCCTTGGTGATACCGCCAGAAGCCATTTTCTTCATGCTTTTCATCTCGCCACCTTCTGAAAATAAAGCCGATTTACCGTGTCTGGTCTCCGGCTTGTTGATACGCTGACGGTCGGGACGACTGCCAGTGCCAAACTTGCGGCCTTTATCG